ATAGTTGACGTAGCCCTAGGACTTATTCATTCTAGCGATCAGGTGGTATACAGAACGAAGAGTAAAGACGAGGCCGATATGTATTGTCAGTTTTTAAACAAGCAAGATGAAATTGAAAGGAACTAACATGATCAACGCAATGGAACTAAGCAACGTAAAGTTGGAGAAGAATCAAAACAAGGTGGGCGTGGAGATGCACAAGCACCTGAATGAGTTTGTCGTAACACTTGCTACCACTAATCCAATGTGGGAGTTTGTCGGCGAGAAAGATTATCATGACAGAGTATGGCAAGTACAAGTCAAGTTAGATGGCGAGATAATCGGTGTAGCTAGGCAAGAACACTCAAGCCGTTCAGGGGGCCCAGCAATCAGAGTTATATCTGACAACATACCCAGTGGGAGAATGAGATCATCGGATATAAAGAAGGCAGTAAGGGAAGCCAAGAAAGCATTCATGCCTAAGAGTCTCAAGCAGTTGATGGATGACTCGGTAGATTCAATTAGGAATACTGTTCTTATGCAGATACGATTCAAGGAAAGGGATGCGAGAGAACATCAAGTCAAGATACATGACTCTGTGTATAGGTTTGCGTTTGAGCGTAAGCGAGATGAACTGTTAGCATATCTAACGCAATCAGAAGTAACGCATCTGGAGAAATTTGAGAGCGCGAGAACAGAGGGGGATGAGATCAATAAAATTCGTGATGCGAGTAACAAGGCATATGTCCATATGCACAAGGGAAAATATATTGTGAAGGTACTTGACAATGTACAAAGCTATGACGATAATACGCTACCCGAGGAATACAAGGCGAAGATCGGTATGCTTAAACTTATCGAAGACGAGCAGTGTATATCAAACGTGGGATGTAGGCATGACAAAGATAATTTCTTAATTGTGGTATAGGAATAACTATGGATACTAGGATACTTAAACGAGCAAGGGAGATGTGGTGCTTAGACTACATACCCTACTGCCAACAACGGCACAACATGAGGGAGTGGGTTCGAGCTATCCGCATAGTCAGAGATGGTGGGAACTGGCTTTTATTGAAACAAGTCCAACGCAAAGAGGTGGTGACATGAAACCAAAAGATTACATGGTTCTAGCTATGTGTGTAGAACAGGGTATCAACATGGGCTGGGCGAGAGCCCACAAACACGACCCCAACCCCGATGAAAAACGGATAAAGGATTGTATAGATGAAGCGGTGATAGCAGAAATTTGTGAGTGGTTTGATTTTTATGATGGAGAAAACAAATGAAGATTGAAGTTGAGCGCATAAAAGAGAATGAGGATGGTTCGGCCGACTGCGTGATAAACATGGATAAAGAAGGTACTGACTTCATAGTTAGGTATGGCATAGTATCCGCAATTAAAGATGCAATCAGTGTATCAAAGGCTGACTATACCCCACGAGTATACGGAAAAGACACACAGATTTCAGACATGGAGTACATGAAAGACTTGGTAGACAAGCAAGATAAACTATTGCAAGACCAAGCACTACTAATCGAAAGGCTACGCAAAGAGCCACTATCCGATGAACGTATCCATGCCTTGTACAGAAGAACGATGGACTGGAGACAATTCGCTAGGGATATTGAAGAAGAACATGGGGTGGGACTATGAGTAAAAGTTTAAAAGCCTACGTTCGGAGTATCATCGATGGGGTCACATTAGGTTCTCCTGAAAACTCTAATCGACAACTCAATACTCTGCAATCTGATACCGAAGTAAAGTTTGGGGTCATCGAAGCATTGAACGGCAAGATCATTGAGATCAGCACATATAAGTCTAACCCGACTGGGCCTGACTGGACTCATCAAGCGTATATTGTAAGAGATGGAGAGACACTAGCAGAAGCTATGGCAACTGTGGTTATTATGAAGGGGTTAGAGCGATGAAAAAGTATGATGGGTTTGACGAGGCAATCATTGGATATGCTTCAGTATGGCAAAACAGATCCCGGGTAACCACAATAGTTTACGACGGCGAGAAGATGTGTAAGGTATTGGCCGACAGGGATGGTATGACATTTGACGAAGCCCGAGAGTTTGTCGAGTACAACATTGAGGGTGGGTACATTGGCGAAGATACACCTATTGTGGTATGGCCTAGCGATGCACTGCTGGAAATTGTAGAAGACGCAGATTGGAGTGACGAATGATATTCGACCGAATTGATGAACTAAAAACAGGATTAGAAAAGAAACGGAGTGGCCGTGGTTTGGGTAAAAAACCCGCATTGACTCACTTGAGCCTACGTTTACCTAAAGATGTACTGGATTACTACGAGAGTAAGTATCCTTATACAAAGCAAGCGAAGATGAGAGAAATATTAACACAACACATGAAGAAAGAAATAGCAAATGAAACTAACTAAAACACAAAAGATTCGTAACTACATCGAAGCAAACCCCGAAGCGACCACATCGGAGATCGTCAAAGCAACCAAGGCTGAGCCATCTTACATCTACGTGGTTAGGAACAAGATGAAACACGCAGCGATTGAAAAAAGCATAAACACACACATGGACAACATTAACGCTATGAACGAAGCAAAAGAAGAAGCGGACACCGCCTCATTGTTGGCAGAATTTGCTAAGCGATTTGAATTAGATGAAGCCGACAGTGTCAATCATCCGTTGCATTACACCGTCGGTGGTATCGAGACCATTGACTTTATTGAAGCGAAACAACTTGGGTATCACCTCGGCAACGTAGTCAAATACGTCAGTAGGGCTAAGCACAAGGGCAATACGCTCGAAGACTTAAATAAAGCTAAATGGTACTTAGATCGTGCCATTGCTAAACTAAATTCTTAACTGCGGAATCATAATTGGACGAGTGGCCTAGCCTTACAGATGTGACGGCACTTGTGGTACTATGCTCTCCGCAGTGAGAGTTTGTGGGCATAGTACATCCTAAGCGTGAGGGGGGCACGTAATCTGTATATCCCCCCAATTCCTGACATTTGTCAGGTTTTTATTTACGTTAAGCTACTTTATTACTTGACAAAGTCTAATGCGCATCTATAATATAGCGCATGGCACAAACCCCCGAAGCGAAAGTTAAAAAACAAATCAAGGGCATCCTTGAAAAGCATGGAGTGTACTACGCTATGCCGATAGGATCGGGCTTTGGTAACTCGGGCGTGCCTGATTTTCTGTGTTGTGTTAACGGCAAGTTCTTGGCTATCGAAGCTAAAGCGGGATTTAATCAGCCGACTGCATTACAAACTAAACACTTTTGCGAAATAAAGAAACGCTTTGGTGTGGCTATTGTAGTACGAGAAACTAGCATGGATTTTCTTGAGGGGACTATTAAACTTTTAAAGGATGAATGATGGCATTTTTAAACTCAGTGAAAATTTTAGCCGAGCGACTCAAGACTTACCCCGAAGAATTCAAGTATGGTAACAAGTTTTCCGACGAGTACGAAGATATACTTTTACTTGCACAGGGTAAAGAAGGGGCTTTGTGGTTTTTGAACGACCAAGAAAAAGAAACGCTTATCCTTGCGATACGAGAAGTTGAGCGTAAAAAGTTTGAAGACAACGTGTTGTTGCAGTTACTTGATGAGCCCGAAGAGCCACAACCAAAGAAGATTGTGTATAAAAAAGGATTTGGCAAAACGCAAATTCAAGCTGAAGGGCAAGCGGTAAGTTACTCAAGAATGGACGCAGTAAACAAATGAGCGTCATCACAATAGACTTTGAGACCTACTACTCTAAGGATTTCAGTCTTACCAAGATGACGACCGAGGAGTATGTGAGGAGCGAGCAGTTTGAGGTCATCGGTGTATCAGCACAGGTGGATGATGCCGAGCCAGTCTGGTTCACAGGGACAATGAGTGAGACTCAATTGTTTCTCAAGTCCTTGCAGTTAGATCAGCACATGGTGTTAGCCCACAATGCTCAGTTTGATGGGGCGATCCTGACTTGGCTATTCGATATTAAACCTAAGAAATGGTTGGATACCCTGAGCATGGCACGAGCTATTCACGGTACGGAAGTAGGCGGAAGTCTCAAGGTTTTGGCGGAGTATTATGGCGTAGGTGTTAAGGGTACTGAGGTAGTCAATGCACTTGGGCTTCGCAGGGTTGACTTCCCTCCCGACCAACTAAAACAATACGGTGAATATTGTAAGAACGATGTAGCACTAACGTATCAAATCTTTAAGCACATGATGCCGTTCCCAACTGTGGAGCTAAGCCTGATTGATATAACCTTGCGGATGTTCACCGAGCCAGTGCTAACATTAGATAGCACAAAACTGCACGCCCATTTACTCCAAGTACGACAACGCAAAGAGGAGCTACTACAAAACTTTGACAGGGATACGTTGATGAGTAATCCCAAGTTTGCCGAGTTGCTCAAAGGATACGGCATCGAGCCCCCTATGAAAACGAGCCTAGCCAACGGCAAGCAAACATTTGCGTTCTCTAAAACTGACGAGGGCTTCAAAGCCCTATTGGATCACCCTAGCTTAGAAGTACAAAGTTTAGTGGCAGCGAGGTTAGGTACTAAGTCTACGCTAGAAGAAACAAGAACCGCTCGGTTCCTTGAAATGTCAAAACGGGGGTCAATGCCAGTTCCCCTACGCTATTACGCCGCACACACAGGCCGTTGGGGTGGAGACGACAAAATCAATTTGCAAAACCTACCAAGGTCATCGCCTATTAAGCAAGCGATCGTAGCACCTGACAATTGTCAGCTTATTGACTCGGATTCATCTCAGATTGAAGCAAGAACCCTAGCATGGTTAGCCGAGCAAGACGATTTAGTGGAGGCATTTGAAAATGGACAGGACGTATACAAAATCATGGCATCTGCTATCTATGCGAAGGCGGAAGAAAAGATCGATAAGTCGGAACGCTTTGTGGGTAAGACGACGATTTTGGGGGCTGGATACGGCATGGGAGCAATTAAATTTAAGGCGCAACTTAAAACGTTCGGAGTGGATATTGAGGAGGAGGAATCTAAACGCATCATCGAAACTTATCGAAGTACTTATCCACAGATTGTCGAGCTATGGAAAGAAGGTGCTTTGGCGTTAAAAGCCATAATGAACAATCAGACTGTAAAACTTGGCCGACTGGGTGTTTTATTGGTTGACGGCAAAAAGGGAATTAAGTTACCCAATGGCTTGTACTTGAAGTACCCAAATCTACGCACGCAACAGACTGAGGGTAAGACAGAATTGGTTTACGACACCAGGAGAGGCAAAGCGCTTATCCCTACACGCATATACGGAGGGAAGGTAATAGAGAATGTATGTCAGGCCTTGGCACGAATTATTATCGGTGAGCAGATGCTTTTGATTGCTAAAAAGTACAAGGTTGCAATGACTGTGCATGATGCTATTATGTGCGTAGTACCAAGCGGTGAAACACAGCAGGCAACAGAATACGTTGAGTTGTGTATGCGTTTGCGTCCGAAGTGGGCACAGGAGCTTCCGCTTAATTGCGAGTCAGGGTTTGGCCATGCTTATGGAGACTGTTGATGAGTAAAAAAGATATCTTAAAGATATCTCAACAAGAAACATGCGCAGAGTGTGGTGTTGGTGGGGGTCATGCGCTTTATTGCGTTGCCTGTGCTGAAAAATATGTAAGTAAGGGGACAAGAATGACTAGAGAAGAATACATCAAATTATTTCACAAAGAACAATTAAACCTTGTTGCGTTCAAGCGTTTGATGGATTGCGATGAAGAAGTTTTGCGGTTAGTTAACAGTGCAATTAAAACCGAGCGTGAGACGTGTGCAAAGATTGCAGAAGAAC